AGCAGGCCCGAGAACTGGTCGGCGATGGACTGGTAGGAGCTGGTGCTCCTCGTGATCATCGCGTACTTCTCGTTCAGCTCGCCCACGTTGCGGCCCGTGCCGCTCGCGTAGTCGGCGATGGCCTGCATGCCGCGCTTGGCGGTGTCGTAGCCCTTCTCGTCGCCCATGGTGGCCTTGAAGGCCGCGCCCGTCTGGTTGATGGACTCCAGGTACTCGTTGGCGCTCATGCCCATCGTCTTGTACGCCTGCTGGGCGTCTGCGGCGATGGTGCCGTAGTCCATGTTCGAGAAGATCTGCTTCGCGCCGCCCGCCAGCTGCTCGTACTCGGAGAAGCCGTTGATGGCGGCCACGGTCACGGCACCGATGCCTGTGGCGGCGGCAGCGGCTCCCGCAGCCATGGTCTTCACCACGACGTCGAAGCCGCTCTTCACGACGCTGCCGACCTTGCCGAAGACCTCGCCCACCTTCGACGCGACGGGGCCGAGGAACTCGCCCACCTTCGACGCGACGCCCTTGAAGCCCTCGGCGGCGAACTGGGCGACGCCCTTGATTGTCCCGGTCACCTTGGAGAACGCGGCGCTCGCGATGCCCGCGACGGACGAGAACGCCTTGCCGATGGCGCTGCCCGAGATGGCCTGCCCCACGGCCTTGAAGCGCTCGCCGATGGTGGACGCGACGCCGCCGATGCGGTCCTTGGCCGACTTCGCCACGCTGTCGAACGCGAGCCCGAGGCTCGCCTTGGTCTTGAACGCGATGCGGTCGCCCACGCTGCCGAACGACTTCATCAGCTCGGAGCTGGACTGGGAGGCGCCCTTGGCGATTCCCTCGCCCAGCTCCCTGCCGGCGTCGGTGCCGACCCTCTCGGCGCCCAGCTCCTTGGCGATGGTGCCCTGTATGCCCTTCATCTCGGGGATGATAGAGATGTAGGCGGTTCCGATGTTCGTGCCGCTTGCCATCGGGTGCCTCCCTTAGCTCGCGTCCCACCACTTGTCGAAGTCGGCGATGGGTATGGGGTCCTTTCCTATGCGCCGCTCGCCCTGGCCCTTCGCCCACGGGCGCGGGTAGGGCTTGGGCTGGCGCGGCCTGCGCCTCGAGCCGCGCGCCATCACGTCGGCGTCGAGCGCGCGCACGGCGTCGAAGATGTCGGCGAGGATGGCCGCGGTCGCCTCCCCGCGCGCCCATCGCTCGGAGTCGCTGGGCGGCGCCAGCTCCTGGCTGAGGGCGGACGTTCGGGGCAGGTAGCTGACGAAGTGAAGGAGGGCGCCCCACGAGAGGGCGCCCCCGACGTCGGCCAGCTGGTAGTGGGTCATGGTGAGGAGGTCGAAGTCGATGGCTGCGCCGTGCTCCTCGATCAGCTGGCGCAGCTCCGCTATTCCCCCGCCTCGGCCCCGTCCTGCTCCTGGTTGGCGTCGCTCCACGCCTCGAACAGGTCGTTGATCTCGTCGCTGGTGAGCTTGTCGACCTGCGGGCCGACGAACTCGCGGAACAGCTCGTAGGCGAACTCGAACCACGCCATGCCGCGCTCGTCCTCGTCGGCCTTGCGGATGGCGTTGACGCGCAGCACCCACGGCGCGGGCAGGCTGCTCATGAGCGGGACGCGCCTCGGCTGCTTGAGGTTGCCGATGTAGACCTCCAGGTACTTGGCCTCGTGTTCGGGGATGCGGTAGCTCATGTGGTCTCCTTATGCGGTCACGATGCCGTCGTCGGTGAAGATGTAGATGGAGTTGCCGGTGCCGTCGTCGTTCGCGGAGATCTCGATGGGCAGGCTGATGGCCTCGTTGGCGGCGAACGTGATGTCCACGCCGGAGGTCACCTGACCGTTCGGGATGAGCACGAGGAACCTCGCGTCGCCGTCCTTCATCTTGAGCGCCCACGCCTGCGGCTCGGCGAGGTGGGCGCCGAGGGCGATGCGGAGCTGCTGGCCTGCGGTGGTGGTGGCTGCGGTGACGGTCACGTTGTCCTCGCCGAAGCACTGCTTGGCGGCCTCCTCGTCCAGCTGGATGATGGTGCCGGACACGGTGCCGTCGAAGTCCTCCAGCAGGCGGCGCACGGTGGACAGGTTCCACTCGCGGATGTTGGTGACGCTGATTGAGGTGGACAGCGAGACGCCGTCCTCGGAGAAGTAGCCGGAGCTGGTGAAGCTGGAGATGGCCGTGGTTGCCTCGGAGAACGTCGCGGGCGGGGTCGCGATGACGGCGCCGCGAAGCAGCGCGCCGGTGGTGGCCGACTGGTCGGCGAGGCCGACGAAGACCTTCTTTGCGTTGGTGCCCATGTGGGGCCTCCTTAGTAGTCGATGGTGATGGCCCGCACGTAGACGTCGGCGGTGAAGCCGTAGCGCGCGAGCGTCGGGTGGTCGGGGTCGTACGCCGCGTACGGCGTCGAGCTGGCCTCGACCCGGTAGCACTGGGAGCCGCCGATGACCTCGCCCGCCATGGCGGCGAGCGCGGCGAACGCGCGGCGCGACTCGCGGCACGCGCCCTCGTCCGTCCCGTCCCACGTGTAGAGGCGCACGGGCATGCGGTCTATCACGACCGAGCTGCGCGAGCCCCCCTCGATGGGCTGGACGAGCGTGATGGGCAGCGCGGCGCCTAGGTCGCGCAGCAGCGGCTGGGCGCAGGCCGCGATGCCGGAGGCGTTCAGGGCCTCCTGCACCGCGTCCGCGATGTCGATGGGGATGTTCGTCTGCATGGGCCTATCCTCCATGGAGCGCGGCCTCCAGCGCCTCGCGCTGGGCCACCGCGTCCTCCTCGGTCTCCGGGCTGGTGCGCACGCTGCCGATGGCGCGCCCGCCGCCGTAGTTGCCCACGAACACGCGGGCCTTTGCGCCGGGCACGCGGGACGCGATGCGGTGCGCCGCGCCCGATACGAGGCTGCGCGTGCCTGGGCCGCGAAGTATCTCGGCGAAGCCCGCGCTGCGGAACTTGATGCGCGACGCCATGCCTAGCCCTCCCACTCGGTGATGGTGGCCTGCACGTGGCTGACGCGCCCGGTGGGGCTCTTCCACGGCATCGGCACGCCGACGATGGCGAAGGTGTGCGCCGTGCCGGTGGGGTCGGCCCACTCGATGCGGTCTCCCGCGCGGATGTCGGAGCCGGGCGGCGCGTAGAGCGTGCCCACGAGCGCCGTCTGCTGGCGCGCGTCCATGTCCATGGTCGTGCTGGGCGTCTGCACGATGCAGCCCGTGATGGGGTGCCTTTGTGCGTTCGCCCAATCGGGGACGGTCGTGCCGCGCGACTGCCTCTGCGCAGCCCGCGCGACGGTGACGGTCTCAGACGCGAAGCTAGGTAGCATGCGACCTCACCACCCTGTGGGCGGCCAGCAGGCCGCGCTCCTCGTCGGTGAGCCTCGGCATCGGCACGGCGGTCACCGCCTGCGAGTAGCTGACGGACACGCCGCCGGCGCTCTCGGAGGTGACGCCGAAGCTGAGGGCGATGGCCCGCACGGCGGCGCCCGCCACGATGGCGGCCACGTCGCCGGGGAGGGCGTCGTAGCCCGCCTCGTAGTCCACGGTGGCCGCCTGGAGCGTGCGCGGCACGCGGGTGGCGGGCAGGACCTGCCCGATGCGCGACCAGCGGAAGCCCGAGACCTCCTCGCCCATCACCTCCACGGCGCTCACGCCCCGCAGGTGCGTTGTGGGGAGCCAGACGCTCGCCGAACCGTCGCCGTCCACCAGCGCGCGGCACGGCAGCGACGGGCAGAGGTGCCACTGGCACGCGGAGCGCACCGCTGCGCTCGCCGCGGCCACGGCGGGCTCCGCTCTCGCGTCGCCGTCGAACTTGCCGCCGGTCATGTCGGAGAACTCGGCCATGCTGATGAGGGGCGGCAGCTCGCCGTCCACGTCGTAGCCCCACGGGGTTGGCATGTAGGCCATGCTGCCGCCCTCCTTACTTGTTGTCGTCCTGACGCGCCTTGTTGGGCGTCTGGCGCCTCTTGGGCGCGGCCTTGGGCTTCTCGGCAGTCACGAGGACGTAGCCCGCGGGCTGCGTGCCCTCCTCGTACTGGAACTGGTAGCCGTCAGGCGAGCGGTAGATTCTGAGCGCCATTAGGAAGCGGCCTCGGTGATCTTGACGAACGCGCTGGGGACGCGGGTGGCGAGGGCAAGGCGCTCCTCGACAATCACGGTCACGCGGTTGGAAACGCGGTCGTCGTGGTCACCAGTCACGATCTCGACGCGCTGGCCGTCGCCAGCCTTGGTGATGACGGACGCGCCCTGCTTGAAGTTGCCCACGAGCACGGTGCCAGCGGCGATGCTGGACGTGATGACGGTGTTCAGGCCCCAGAGGCCAGGCTGCTGAGCGTTGCCGCCGTTGCCGTACGGGCCGTAGAAGTAGCCGCCGCCGTAGTACTGGCCGCTGTTGCCGCCGTCCTTGGCAAGGCGCAGACGCTGGTAGTCGGCGGGGTTGATGACGATGGCGTCGGCGTTGTAGTTGGACGCGCCCTTGACGGTCATCATGGCCGCGAAGATGTCATCGGCGGACACGTTGCCGTTGTGGGCGTAGGTCGCGGCGCCGAGGCCAGAGGTGCCGAGCAGCGTGGAGAGCAGGTAGCTCTCGACGGCGAGGTCAAGCTCGAACAGGCCGCGGTTGTCGATGGAGCTGCGCAGGAAGGCGTTGTCCTCGATGAGCTCGTCAGTCTCGTAGTACCAGCCGGCAATCTTGGAGAGCGTGGCGGTCGCGGGGGTGACGGGGATATGGAACTGAGGCTTGGCCGCGCCCTCGGCGGTGACGGCGGGAGCGCCGCCAGAGACGGCTTCCTTGGCACCAAGGATGAAGTACTTGAGCGCGTTGCCGCTGATGGTCTCAGCGCCGAAGAGGGAGCGGATGGCAAGGTCGCGGGCAGACGTGATGTCCACGACGTTCTGGTCAACGACCAGCATCTGCTGGGAGGTGTGGGCGTCGGTAGCGGCCTTGAAGCCGAACCCGGTGCCTGCGGACTTGGCGGCGCCGAGGCGCATGGCGGTGAGGTCGAGGTGCTTGACCGCGTACTCGCCGAGGGACTTGGCGGGCTGCTCGGTGTCGGCCTCGCCCTGATGGGTGCCGAAGGACGCGATGAGGGCCTCGCCCTCCTTGGCGGCGTCCACGGCGGCCTGCGCGGCCTTGACGGCCTCGGTGGCGGACTTGATGGCCTCGGCGTCGGTGCCGTCCATGGCCTCGGTGAGGGCGTGCTTGGCGTCCTCCAGCTGCTGCATGAGCTTGTTCATGGCTTACTCCTTAAGAGTGTCGATTGCCGCGGCCACTGCGGCCGCGTACTGCTTGGCGCGTTCCAGCTCCCCGGCATCCTTCGCCTCCTGCTCCTCCGCGTTGGCCGTCTCCGGCTCCTCCGCGTTGGCATCGGGCTCCGGCCCGCCGTCGGGCTCGTCCGCGTCCTCCTCGTCGGCCAGCAGGCCGTCGATGGCTTGGGTGATGCGCTGCGCGTGCTCTCGGATTGAGCGCAGCTCGTCGGCGTCGGCCTTGCTGTTGCGACGCCCGCTCTTGACGTCCACGACGGACGTGTCTGGATTGCATGGGGAGAGGACGAGCGAAACCTCGTCCACGTCGAGCTTGCGCAGCTCGTTGGCCTTGCGCCCGTCCTCTAGTGTCACGGGGCCTTGGTCGAGAATCATGTACGCGAAGCTGAACTTGGCGAGACGGCCGTCCATGGCCAGCTCGCGGGCGCGCTGCGCCTTCTCGGTCGCGTCGAACTCGGCGGTGAACAGCAGGCCGTGGTCGTCCTCGCGGATGTCGGTCACCTTGCCGATGAAGCTGTCAAGGCTCTGATCGTGGTTGTAGAGCATGGGGACGGTCACGCCGTCCTCGTGGACGTGGTTCAGCCAGTCGGCGAAGGCGCCCTTGGCCACCACGTCACCAGCCCAGTCGGGCTCGCGTGTGAAGGTGGATGCGTAGCCCGTGATGTAACCCTTCTCGTCCACGTTGGCCTTGACGTCCACGCGCTTGGTCTTGCTCATTCGTGCCCCCTTTCGGCATGAAAAAGGCCCCTTCCGGGGCCGCTAGACTGCTCTCACGATCTCGATGGTGCACTGGCACCCGCACACCTCGTCCGGGCCGCCAGACCAATCGCCGGGCCACTCAAGCCCGTTCGGGAAGCGCTCGTCGCGGCCCACGCGGATGCCGTTGACGGCCGCGTGGGATGGTCGCGGGTTGTCGCTGTTGACCACCCAGACCTTCTGCACGTCCACGTCTGCCTGACGCGCGGCCTCCAAGGCGCTCCACCCGTCCACCGCCGCGCTGATGGCGCTGCCTGCGGTCATGGAGCGGTTGTCGATGGCGTTGGCGAACACGCCCTCTGGCGTGGCCTTCAGGCCCTCGGCGCCGGCCGCCTCCAGCTCCAGTGAGCGCTCGAGCTCGCGGCGCGTGGTCTCGTTGACCCACTCGGCCCGCACGCGGCACATGTCGCGCAGGAAGTCCAGCGCACGGGCGAGGTCGTACTCCTCGTCGGGCACGCCGAGGAAGCGGAGCGCCTGGATGGCGGCCATCTGGCTCTGCCCCTGCGCGACCTCCAGCAGGTCGTCGGCCAGCTCCTTGTCCCAGCGCGTCACGTCCCACCAGTCCTCGCCGTCGGCCTTGATGCCCTTGGCCTTTGCCGCGCGAATCTTCGGCAGCACGCTGCGCGACTGGCGCTCGAAGAACTTGGAGAAGCACGCGGCGAACTCCTCCACCATCTCGTCGGTGGGGAGCGCCTTGTAGCTGATCTCGTCGGCTGACTTGTGCTCGTGGCACCCGCACTTGTGGGCAGGCGGCACGTTCTGCTGGCCCGGCTCTGGCGCGGTGTCGCGCGGGCTCGCGAGCCCGCCCTCCAGCACGTTGAGCGGCACTATCAGCTCGTCGGCGCCGTCGATGTGCGGCAGGTTGAACTGGGCGCGGGCCTCGTCGCGGGTCATCCACGGCCCGCCCACGGCGCTCTGTAGGACGGCGGCGCGCTCCTCGAAGCTGCCCTGGAGCTTCACGGCGAGGTCGTACTCGACGTAGTGCCGCGCGTCCTCGCCCACCATGGGCAGGAGCTGCGCGTTGGCCTTGTCGGTGGCCTCCATGAGCTTCGGGGCCAGCGTGTCGTTGTAGAGCGCGCGGGCGTTGTCCCTCGCGCTCGCGTAGGTCTGGCCGCTGCCGGGCCAGATGAGCGCGGGGTTGACGTGGTAGACGCCCGCGACGTCCTCGCGGCCGAGGCGCTTGGCCTCGCTCCACTCGGCCTCGCGGGCGTTGAACTGCACCTGGCGAATCTCCATGCCGTCCTCGAGGATGGGCATCGCCCCCGCGTCGCTGCCGTCGCGGCCGGCCCAGCTCTCGTTCCACGAGCGCTTGAAGCGCTCGAAGGCGTCGTCCGTCCAGCGCTCCACGTCCTTCGGGCGCGTCACGTAGGCGTTGAACCGCCCGCCCCGCTGCCACATCTGGCGGCGGAAGTGTGCGCTCTCCACCTGCTCGAGCAGCAGGTCGCGCAGGGCCTCCACGGGGCTGGTCTGCCGCATCGGGTCTGCGGGGTCGTAGCCGTGCATCCACAGGCACCGCTCGCGCGGCACCTCCACGCGCCTGCCGTTCGGCGCCTGCACGACGAAGGACTCGGGCGCCCACGCGTTGCCGCCAACGTAGCCGTCAAGCCACGACGGCGGCACCCGCCACATCGACCAGCCGGAGGGCGCCTCGGCGTCCGGCATGACGATGGACAGGTGGCGGTCGTAGAGGTAGAGGTCGGCGAACAGCGCGCGGCGCCACTCGTAGGCCGTCGCGTGCTCGTTGGGCCTCGACAGCAGCAGCGCCGCCGGGCTGTCCATCACGCGCACGCGGTCCCCGTCGGCCACGCGGTCGTAGACCTTCCACGGCACGCTGGCGGCGTTGTCGGCAAGGAAGCCCACCACGGCCCGTAGGTTCGGCTGCGTGCGGTAGAGCTGGGCGGTGTCCATCCCCGCGATGATGGGGTTCTGGCCGCCGTTGATGGTGATCTGGTAGGAGGGCGAGAACGCCGCCCTCAGTCGGTCGAAAAGGCCCATTTGCCCTCCCTAGACGGTAAGGACGCCCCGCTCCGCGTAGGCGCTCTCGAACTTCTTCCTCTGCTGGTCCGGCACGCGCGTCGCGTGGCCGAACGCCCACGCGCACGCCACGAGCGGCGAGATGTCGACGGGCGAGCGCTTGCGGTCGAACGCCCACGCCGAGTCGCCCATGAGGCGCGTCTTGGCCACGTTCGCGGCCATGTCCAGCGCCGCCTGCGGCCGGTGGCGGACGGGCGTCGCGTCGCTGCGCGTCTCCTCGTCGGGGTCGAGCGCGGCCACCGCGTCATAGAAGCGGCCCGTCCATCCCGCGACGTCGGCGCCCGCGACCTCGTAGACGCTGATGCCGTCGATGGCGTCGATGACGCTGACCATGGACGACGCGGGGGCGCCCTTGGCCTGCATCGCGACGGGCACGGGGTCGAGCGGGTCGGCCACGTCGCGCAGCCACGACTCCAGCCACGCGATGCCCGCCTGGTACGCCACGACCTCGACGTGCCAGTCGCCGTCCGGGCGCCTGCCGCAGACGGCGATGGCGCTCTTGCTGCGGTCGTCGGAGATGTCCACGGCGAAGCTGATCTGCGCGTCCTCCGCCGCCGCGCTGTCCGGGTCGACTCCCGCGTCCCACGCGCCGGCGGGAAACGGCGGCTCGGCCACCGCCTCCACGAACTGGCACAGGTTCTCGGTGCGTGCGGCCCGCTCCTCCTTGTTGCGGATGTCCGCTGCCAGCGCACGCTCGGTGAGGAAGCCATGGCCGAGCGAGGGGTTGGCCTCGCACCAGCCGTCACGGTCCCAGACGCTGCGCTCGGGCGCGGCGCTCCACTCGAAGATGGCGGGCGGCTCGGCGTCCACCTCGTTGCCGTCGTCGTCCACGGCGGGCGGCATGGAGTCGCCCACGGCGGCGCACCACCCGTCCGGGTCGCCGAGGGCCATGTGCGCGAGGTAGCGCTCGTGGCGCAGGACGAGCGAGTAGGGGTCGCCCGCGTTTGAGGTGCACCAGAGCATGCCCACCTGCGACTGTGCGAGCGTGGTGGAGCTGATGGCGTTCCACGCCTCCCACGAGGTCTGCTCGCGCAGCTCGTCCAGGATGACCAGCTGCGCACGCTTGCCGCGCCCGGCCTTGCGGCTGGACGCCTTGGTGATGTATCGGCGGTTGCCGCTCAGCTTCAGCTTGCGGCCGCTGTTTCCGTACTTGGCGCTCACCAGCTCAGCCTTCAGCTCGTCGTCGCTCTGGATGGCGTCGACGCAGGCGTCCCACGCCTCCTCGGCCTGGTCCAGCTCCTGCGCCGTGCCGATGATGAGCGCGACGCCGAGGATGTACAGGAAGTAGAGCGTTATCACGGTGGTGACCAGCGTCTTGCCGTTCTGGCGCGCGATGAGCACGAGCACGGTGCGGAACCGCAGCACCCAGTCGCCGCCCAGCTCGCCCAGGATCTCGAACGCATGGACGAGGAGCCAACGCTGCCATGGTACGAGGTGGAATCCCAGCGCCTCGGCGAAGTCGCACATCTCGAAGCCGAGCGACGTGTCTGGCGTCAGCTCCCTCAGCGGTGGCGTGAAGATGCGCGGGGCCTCGTTGCCGATACGCACGCCTAGACCGCCCTTAGCTGGGCGCGTGAGTGGGCGCGCAGCTTGGCCACCCGCCCTGTGCCCACCACCTGCACCTCGTGCTGCTGCGCGGGGACGATGCCTAGCGCCTTGCAATACGTGAGGTAGGTGGACAGCATGGACGCCCTCGGCTCGTCCGCGTCCAGCGCGTCCGCGCAGACTCGCGCGGCGGCGATGATCGCCGCGTGCTTGTCGGTCTCCACCACGTCCAGCTCGATCGCGGCGGCTAGGGACTCCTCGAATGCCGTCCTGATGGTTCCCATGACGCGCTCACCTCGTTTTCAAAACGCCATCGGAGGGAAATCGCTGCTGGCGGCCGCACCCTGTTCGCGCCGCGCTGGGCCAAGATCGAGACTCCCCTACCCCCTGCGCCGCCAGACGCGGCTCGGGGTGCCCAGAAGGTCGACGCCTGCGCGCTTGCCGCGGGCGCGGTTGCACCTCGCGTGGCTCGGGCGTATGTTGCCCAGGTCGTACTCCAGCTCGGGGTGCTCGTCCACGGGCAGGTAGTGGTCGGCCTCCCATGCGTCGCCGCACGAGCTGATGGGCAGCGAGTAGTCGATGGCGCCGCCGCATATCCAGCAGCGTGCCCCGGTGCTGCGGTCGCGCTCGAACGCGAGGGCTCGCGTCCTGTCCCAGCGCCTGCCGCGCCTGCGCTTGGGTCGCCCTGGCATCGTCCACCTCGCTAAAAGAAAAGGCCCCCGCGTCCGCGAGGGCCTGATGGTTTCTGATGCTAGTGATACCAGATGCCGCGCCTGTCATGCAATGACGCGCTTTGACCTGCTGCGGCTAGTCAGCGGCCGAGCCGGTGCCCGCGATCGTGGCGGCGAGGCCCCACGCGTCGCAGGTATCCAGCGCGGCCATGGCCTGCCGGCACGCGTGCTCGGCGGTGTACCCCATCATCCGGCCCACCTCGGCCCACGTCCTGCCGCCGAGGTAGTGCCACCACAGCGCGTCGGCGCGCCAGCCCACGAGCGACCACAGCCCGCCCGCGCCGTCCTGCTCGCGGCCGTACAGCACCTCGCACGCGAGGTCGATGAGGTCGTAGTCCTCGGCCTGCCTGCGCTCCAGCGCCGCCTCGCGGTCGACCATCGCGCCCACCGCGTCCGCCATGCGCTGGGGGTTCGGCGTCGACGCCACGCGAGGCCCGAGGCCGCCCGCGCCCAGCGACCCCGCGCGTGCCTCCATCGCCAGCAGCTGGCGCCTGATGCGCTCGGCGTCCTTGCTCGCCTCGCGTGCGCTCTCGAAGAGCTCGCGGGCGCTTGAGAAGCTGTAGGGCTGCACACGGCCTCCTTCGCTCTCGGGTGGGCAACTAGTCGCGGCCATGGCCTAGCGGGCCAGAATCGACAGAACACGTCTGTACAAACGACACCTCGAACGCATGCAGCGTCTGCCGCAGCTCTGCCAGGGCGTCGCGTATCTCGGCCACCTCCGCGCCGTGCCGCTCCTTCAGCTCGCAGTCGGCGGCGAACTCAAGCGCACGGGCCAGCGTGCTCTGCGAGTAGTAGC